ACGCCGGCTTGCAAGGCGGCCAGAATATCCCGGCGCAATATCAATTCATGCCGCAACAGCAACAGCAGCAAGCGCCCCAGGCGGCCGCGCCGGCCGCGGCGAACAATTGGCAGCAGACGCTATCGATGCTCGCCAACCCGGGCCACGTCACCACGCCAGGCGCGACCGTGCCGCAAGCGCCGACGAGCAACCAGCCCGGCCCTGGCGTGCTGCAGAACTTCCTCGCCAATTGGCAACCGGCCTCGAGCGGCGCCGGCTCGGGCTTCACGCAAAATTTCAACTCGATCTTGCGCGGCCTACAGGCGCAGCAAAAGGGGAGTTGAGCGCGTGCCTGGCAGCATCTTGGACTTTCTCGCGGCGGCGGCGGGCCATCCCGATCCGGCCGACCAGATTGCCGCCCGTTTGGGCCAAATGCCGGGCCAACCAGGCTCGCCGCAAGGCCCGCAACCTCTCGCCGGTCCTCAGCCCTCCGCAGGCCCGCCGGCGGGGCCTGCCGGTCCTCCTGGCGCCTCGGGAGGGCCGGCGGGTGCGGGCGGGGCTCCTGGCGGGGCCGCGCCGCCGCCGCCGCAGCCTATGGCCACCCAAACGCCGCCCGACCTCGGGCAGATGTTCGTGCAATTGATGCAGCGCCAGCAAGCCGACCAGGGCTTTAATCGGGGCTTGGGCATGCTCGCCGCCGGCTTCGCTCAGCCGCGCGATCGCGCCACCATGGTTGACGCGATGAGCCAGGGCAGCGGTCAAGACGCCGGCGGCCTCATGAGCAACCTCATGAAGCTGCAGCAATACAATATCGAACAGCAACAAATGGCCGCCTATCGCCAGGCGATCCCGGGCATGCTGGAAAAGGCGGGGATCGACCAGAGCTATGCGCCGCTCGTCATGGCCAACCCCGACATTCTTTCGAAGATTGTCGAGAACCAAGCCGGCGTAAGCGGCAACCCGGCCTGGCAAGCCCAAATTAAGGCGGAAGCCGCTTACGCCGCCGCCGGTAAGTTGCCGCCGTGGACGCCGCACGATCCGACCTCTTACGACGCGTGGACGAAGGCGAACACGGCGAGCACCGTCGCGACAGAGAAAACGCAAGCCGACGACCTTGTCGCCGACAAGCATAATTTTGCGCCGGCGCTGGCGAACTACGACAAGACGATCGGGCAAATCGATCAGTTCATGACGCCCCAAATGCAGGAGGGCGCAAAGCAATTCCTCGGCACAGTCAACCAGGCGCGGCCGGTCGCTTGGATGGACGCGAACGGCAAGGCCGCTTACGCCCTCTACAAGCAAATCATGGCCGGGCAGTTTTCCGCCGGTACGCAAGACTTCAAGGGCGCGGGCCGCATCACTCAACAGGAGCTCACGCAAGACGCGCCGTCGCAAAGCACCATGGGCTCGCTCAATCAGGACCCGGCGGATTTCTTTGCCGGGGCGCAAAAGTACCGCGATCAGTTGGCGCAACATCGCGCCAATCTGTTCGGCGCGGCGCAACAGTCGACCGACCCGAGGCTATCCGACACGGACTACGCGAAATATGTCGCGCCCAATTTGGACGTTTTCGGCGGGCCGAGGCGGGACAACGACTTTAGCAAGATGAGCGACGCGGACGCGACGAAGGCCGTCGCAAATCTCTCGGCCGGGTCGACGTTCATCGGCCCCGACGGGAACGTGCACAAGAAGAATTGAGCCATGGCTTCCTGGCGCGACATGTCGACCCCGCTCAACCCGTCGCCGGCGGCCGCGCCTCCTCCCGCGCCGGCGGCCGCCGCACCCTCGAGTGGGGGCGGCGGATGGCGCGACCAATCGACGCCGCTCGCTCCCCCTTCGCCCGCGCCAGCGGCCGCAGCGCCCGCACCGCCAGCGCCGCCCGCGCCTTCGGGGCCCGAGCCGGGCGCGCCCGATTGGCTACCTGGCGCGACCTGGCTTAGCCACATGAGCCGCGTCCTCGACGACGCGGCCACGTTCGGCCTGGCCGACAAGCTCGGCGATCTTCCCGGGACCGGAACCAACGTCGCGGCCGAGCGCGCCAAGACGCAAGCGGCGGCGGCCGATGTCGGGCCGGTCGCTTCGACGGCGGCGCAAATCGGCGGCTACATGGCTGGCCCCGGCGAGCTCGGCATAGGCTCGAGGATCGGCGGCGCGCTCGCGCCTGGCCTGGCCAAGCTTCCGCTCACCGGCGCGGGCAAGTGGCTCGGCGGCGTGCTCGGCGGCGGGGCCGAGGGCGCGCTCGCTGGCGGGGGCGGGGCGCTCGGCCATGGCGGGACAACTGACGACGCGGAAAACGCGGCCCTATGGAGCGGGGCGCTTGGCGCGGGCGCGAGCACGCTCGGCGGCGTTACGGACGCGCCGGTCGGGCCGAGGGCGAACGCGCCGGGCTATGTGCCGAAAACTCCGCCCCTGCCGTCGGCGGTATCGATCCCCGACCTCGAGGCGGCCACGACGAAGGCTTACGATCCGCTCAACCGCATCTTGTTCGACGGCAAGGGCGAAGTGCACCCCGAGCTCGACGCGGCCGACCAGGCGATCGCGAATATCGACTTGACCGGCCAACAGAGCAAACTCGCCAAGTCGACCATGGCCGAAGTGGCCAACCTTCGCGCCAGGCCGCAATTCACCGCCACCGATATCCAGAAGGCGCAAGGCCGGCTCGACGATATCGCCTCGAGCCCGAACGCCACCGATCAAGACAAGTGGATGGCTCCCCGCTACAGCGACGCGCTCGAGAACGTCTTGCAAAACGGCTTGCCGCAAGCCGGCGTGCCGAACGGCGCGCAACCGAGAGGCTATGCGGCCTATGTTCGCGACCAAGGCGACCTCGCGCACGGCCAGGAAATGGACGCCAAGCGATTGCAAGATTGGCAATTGAAGGCGGCCGCCGGCGGGCCCGACATTGGCAGTCAAGCCAAGTCCTACCTCTCGAGCCCAACCGGCATGAAGCTAACGCCAGGGCCAAACGCCGCGCCGCCCGTCGGGCCGGCTTATCCAGGCTCGCCGATGTTCCAAGCGACGCAAGACCTTGCGGCGACCGCCAAGCCCGACGCGCAGCCGCCTTGGTATTTGAAACATACGGTTATCGCGCCGATCGCCTTCGGCGCGGCCAACGAGGCCGTCAACGCCTATACGGGCGTGCACCAATCGCCGTTAACGCGGATCGGCGAGGACGTGGCGGCGTTCCCGCTCTTGATGGGCGGCTTTAAGGGCTATAGCTCGGCCGCGACGGCCCTCAACAGGGCGGCTCAACAGCGCGCCTTGCAGACCGCCCAAGTCGCCGCGTCGACCGGCGCATACCGCGCGCCGTTCAACCCGCAAATCGCCGGCCCCTTGAGCGACGCGGCGCGCAAGATGATCTTCGGCGAGGCGGCCGGTCAGTGACCGCAAAGAAAGACGGCCGCCATTCCGATCGCGCCGAGCGCCGAGACGGCAAACCAGCCGATCGCGGCCAGGGTCGACTTGCGCATGTCGCGCCTGTTCATCGCGAGCCATTGCTCTTCAACTGACATTTTTTTCTCCTGAAATGAGCGGTAGGTTGAGCGGTTATTTCGGCGCGATCGTCAGCGGCGCGTCCAAATGGACATTGATTGTTTGCGGCTGACGGCTAATCCAGTTGGACAGCGCCAGCACGCTACCGCCGAAGATCGCAGCGGCGCCGATAATCGCGGCCAGCGCCTTCCATGGCTCCCAACGCGCTTGCGCCTGGTAGAGCCGCAGTTGGGCCTCGAGCAGTTGGGTCGCTCTTGTATCGTCGGTCATTCGGTTGCCTCTCGCGCAACATATAGCGCGCGGCCATTGTGGCTTCAAGCCAGCGGCTAAAACTCGCGGCGCCGAGCACGCAAGACGCCCTCAGGGATCATTTGCCCGTCGAGCATTGCAGTCATGTCAGCGAGCCGGATCGGGATTTCTGAGATTGTCCCGATACTCAGCGCCGTCGGCAGCGCTTTCCGGCAAATCTCGATCGCCTCCGCGCGGGTGAATTGGCCGGCCGATAGAAAGCCGGGGTCATAGCCCCACCCGCCAGCTTTCCACCAGCCGGCATGTTCGTTCGACCACACGAGATAGATTTCATCCATCAATCTGTCCTCGGCGCGCGAAATGTGAAGCTGTAAGAGCCGTCGGCATGAAGCGTGACGTCCGCGCCGTTCTGGCTTTCTGCGCTTGTCCACACTGTGTCCACATAGACGGGAAGGTGCTCTGTGGACAGCCCCTTTATTTAAGCCTTTCCGAGGGCCTGGTTTTCTTTTATTTTTCAGGGGCTTAGGAAGTGGTGCCCAGGGGCGGAATCGAACCACCGACACCGTGATTTTCAGGCGCGTCGGGCGTCCACACTAACCCCTATGTGGACCGACGAACGCAACCCACCAATCCGTGCAGATAGTTGTGTTTCTCGGTGTTTCACGGCTCTTGACTGGTGCGAGCACGTGATCTATATACACGTGCGACGCTGTTTTTTGTCCACATCCTGTCCACATCGTGGAACCCCTAGAGAAACAAGGCAGAACCAAAAAAATGAAACCGCTCACTCAGAAGATCGTTGACGCCACGCCCGCGCCGAAAACCGGCTTCAAGGAATTGCGCGAGCGCGGCCTCGTGCTCCGCATTTCGGCGACCGGCGCCAAGTCGTGGTCGTTTGAATTTCGATCGCCGCTCACCAAGAAACACGCGCGCATTTCGTTTCCGGCGACGTCGCTCGCCAACGCGCGCGATATCGTTCACCGCCATCGTGTCGCGCTCAGCGAAGGCAAAGACCCGAGCGTCGAAAAGCGGGAGGCGGTTGTTGCGCTGCGCGCCGAGCATGCGCGGCAAACGACCGTGCGCGCCTCGCTCGATATGTACGAGCCGGGCTTCCTCGCCGATGCGCCGCTCAAGCAAGCCTCGCGGCTCGATCGCATGCACCGTTTGAGGCGTATCCTCGCGCCGCTCATGGAGCGCGCCGTGTCGTCGATTTCGCAGCCCGAAATCGTCCGCTTCCTCGACGCCGTTCGAACCAATAGCGGGCCGATCGCCGCCAACCGCGCGCACGCGGAAATTCGCGCTTGGCTCGGTTGGGCGAAACTCCGCGAGCATGCGCCCGACAACGTGCTCGATCGCGTGCCTAAGCAAGTGAGCGAGAAGAGCCGCGAGCGCGCCCGGGTGCTGACCGACGCCGAGCTCGCCGCGATGATGAGCGGCACGACCGACGGCTCGACATTTTCCGACTTCATGCGCGTGCTGTTGCATACCGCGATGCGCCGCGATGAAGGCGCGAGCATGCAGCCGAATTGGCTCGACTTCGAAGCGCGCACGATCACAATCCCGGCGGTCGTGTCCAAGACTGCCCGCGCGCGCACAATCCCGATGGCCGAGGCGATTGCGCCGATGCTCGAGGCGCGCGTCGAAGGCCTCCCGCCGGTCGGTTATATCTTCGGCGAGGGCTCGGGCTTCCGCGCGCCCTTGCAAGGTTGGGACAAGCAAACCACGCGACTGCGCGCCGCCATGCCGGCCGGCGATCGTTGGACGTTGCACGATATCCGCCGCACCGTTGCGACGCGCATGCACCAGGCGAGAGTCCATCCGTTGGTCGTTGAGGATTTGCTCGGCCATTTAACGGGCGTCCGCAAGGGCGTGGCCGGCGTCTACAACCAGGCCGAGACTGTTGAGGATCAAAGGCTCGCGCTCGCCGATTGGGCGGCCAAGCTGGCGTCGTTTACGAACGTCGTCGCGTTCAAGCGGGCGGCGGCTTAATCCGCCCGCTATCGAGCCAGGCGTCGAGCTCGTTGGCCCACAACAACCAACGGTTCGACCCTGGCCGCTTGGTCGCCGGCGGCCCTTTGCCGGCCTTCACCAATCGGCGAAACGGCTCAGTGTGCATGCCGACGCGTTTCGCGGCGTCCTCGAGGCCTAACAATTCGCCTCGCGAGCTTTGCATCGTGCTCATTGGAACCTCTGTTCACGCCAGCGCTTGAGCGCCCGCCTCGATCTGGCGCGCCCGTTCTTGGCGCGCCTCCGGTCGGCGACGGGATGACAGGCCGAGCAAAGCAGGGCCAAGTCTTTAGGCAATTCCCGCCCTAGCCGTTTGTATGTCTTATGGTGCAATTCGAGCATGATCGTTAAGCATCCGCATTGTTCGCACCGCGCCCCGCGTTCGCGGACCAAACCCCATTTCAAATCTTGCCATTCTTGACTGTTGATCCGCTCGAGATACCGGGCTCGCCAACCGTCGGTTACGACGACTTGACGATTTTCAGGTCGAGCAATCCCTGGCCCGGCCGCCGAAAAGGCTGGACGGTCCTCGACGACGCCCACTCGAGGAGCTCGGCGTTGCACGCTTCCAGGGCCGCCAGGCGTTTGGAAAGTAAGGTGAAGCGCTCGCCGGCCGACGGCGAGGGCGGCGGGGGTTTGAGCTTGCGCTTGGTCTTGAGCCTCACGTTGCGGACATGCACTTCGTGACAACCCATTTCAGCGGCGACGCGGCGATCCGACCAGTCGTCAATGTAGCTCGCGCCTTCGCCATCGATCGGGCAGACTTTGTCGAGCAGTTTTGAGACTTCAATCGCCGCACCAAGGTCAAGGTACACGCGTTTCTCCGGCATCTCTTGCCTCCCTCACTGAAAACTCGGATCGCTGTCATTGCCGCCGTCGGCGCCGGCCATGGAGCGCAAGAGCTCATAGATTTGCCGCGTCACGGTCCCGTCGGGCCTCGAGCACACCCGCCGGCCGAGCCGATTGCGATGGCGGTTGACCATTTCGATCGCGTCGGCGAGCGCCGCGTCGAGCAACCGCTGGCGCTCCTCCTCCTCGTTAGGCTCGTAGCGTCTCGGCGGCGGCGTCTCGGCGACCTCGGCGAGCGCGGTAATGATCGCCTGGCGGCCGACCTCGCCCGCGACCTCGTCAAGATCAGCGACGTCGGCGCGGGCGAGCGCCTCACGCAATGACGGCCGTTGGTTCATAGTCCATACTCCCTTGCGATGCGTGACTTGCCGGCGGCGACTTTGAGCTTGGGCTTCGGCTCTTTGCGGGCGCCCCAATTGATCTTGCGCGCCGGCGGCTTGTTGGCGCCAACGTGCGCGCCCTCGAGCCGCACCGCCTTGCCGATATGGCCCTTGTCCTCTTCCGTCTTGACCGGGTGGCAGACCGCGACGCACAGCAATTGCCCGTCGGCCGGCGTGAGCTTGCGCAATAGATCGGCCGCCGGCCGCAAGCCCTCGGCGATGACATGGTCGATTTGATAGTCGGCTTTCTTCGGGCACCAGCGGCCGCAGCGCTCGCAATGCACGCGGCCCTGCGCATCGGAGGCGCGCCCGCGAATGGCGATCCGATCGCCGAGCGTGAATTCGCGGCGCGCGCGTCTCATGGCCGCTTCTCCGAAAGTCTCTTCAGGGTGTTTCGAGCTGCCTTCAGCGGCTCAAGTTTCTCCTGCGCTTGCTCAACGGTTATTTCGCCGAGGTTGACGCGCCACTGATACATGAAAGCCCAGAAATAAATGCACCCATCGATCTCTTCGATTTGCTTGGACAGGGTGCGGCGCCTCTTGATCTCGGCGTCGATGAGCTTCTTGATTTCGGGGGGCGTCGCGCTCATGCGGCCGCCGGCAAAAAGCGCTCGGCGTCGGCGCGCATGCGCTCGAGCTCGGCAATGCTCTCTGGCCCGTCGAGCCTGGCCTTGGCCATGAGCTCGGGATAGCCGGTCGCGATCGACTCCTCGATTTCCTCCCGCGTCGCCTGACGCCCTCGCGCCCACCAATCGACGTGGGTCGGCTCGGCGAGCCGGATAAGCCAACCGTTGCCGGCGTTGAACGGCCTAAAGGCGCTTTCCCAAAGCGCGATCGCGCCAGGATTGCGGGCGATCATTTCGCCGGCGACCGCGTGCGGGATTTCCTCGAGGCCGGCCTCGTTGCGCCGGCGGGCCGGCACGGTCAGGAACGGGCAGGCGGTTGCCGAATATTCCATGCAAGCGCGGTGACCTGGCGGCTCCATGGTTGTGCGATTGACGGCGCACATCGGGCCGATGGCAAAGACTTGATGCACGCCGAGCGGCTCGCCGCAAACCCAACAGAGGCGTTTCTTGACCGCGTACTCGCGCTTGCCGCTGGCGAGCACGCGAAAGTCTGGCTTAGCGTTGGGCGTGTATTCGCGCATGACCTCGCGGCCGTCTTTGAACCAAGCGACGAACCACGGGACCGGATAGCCGCGCTCATCTTGAGGCAAGCGCGCAATGCGGATCGGCGGCGAGGGCAGTTTAACAGGCATGTTTCACCCCGAGAAAACGACGCCCCTTTGCAGGCCTTGCGAGTAAATTGTCTCAATTAGGTCCGCGAATTCCTCCTTGTTGAGCTTGCGCGAGCTATAGCCGACCGCGACTACGCCGCCGTCGAGCGCCGGCACCCACTTGCACTGATAGCCCATGGCTTTCATGAAAACGCATTTCCAATCTTCGGGCTCGTAGGTTTGGGGCGGATCGCCCCACGGCAGTTGCGCCGAAACCTCGTTGAGCAACGCCCACATGAGCCGGTTTTGCGCGAGCGTGCGCGGATCGTCGACAAGTTCGAACGTCGCGCCGACCGGCGCGGCCTTGAGCGCCGCCATGAGCTCGGCCCGGTTCGTCTCGGTTATCGTGAGCCTCATGCGGCGGCCACGGGATAGAGCTCGTCAAGCTTGAGGAGCTTGGCGCCGATCTCGCCGATAAAGTCGCGCGCGTCGGCCTCCATGCCGGCGATGATCGTCGCGTCGCGCATGACGCGCTTTTGGAAGAATTGCAGCGGGTCGGGAAAGCGCGGATCGTAAGAGACGAAATCCCACCATTGGCGGCCCGAGCACGCCATCGCCCAATGGAGTTGCGGCAAGTGATCCTCGGGCACGGCTTGCTCGAGGAGCGTGCGCAGATGCGTCGCCGACGTCGGGCATTTGAGCTCGAGGCCGCCATCGTCGCCGACCAGGCTATCGGGCGAGGCGTGCGCGCCTTCAATCGTGGGGTGCGGGATAAGGCCGATCTTGATGACCGGAAGGTTGGTCAGGAAGGCGTAGGACGCGCGCGCCTCGTCCTCATGGTCGCGACCCCAATACATCGGATTGGAGCGCTTGGCCGGTACGCCCGTGATGCGCTCGGCGGCGAGCTCATAGAGGTAATCCATTGCCGCCGCCGTGCGATCGCCGCGCTTGAGGCGTGATAGGGCGACGCCGATCTTGGACGCGCCGAGCGAACCGCAGCGCGCCTCAAACCATTCATCTGATCGTTGCTCCATCGCGTCATCCTGTTCGGTAGACCGCGCCGATATGCCGGGCGAGCGGCAGGGGAATTTTGGCGATCATCGCACTCGCCATCTTGCGGCGCGGCGATGCTGACGGGAGGGCAGCGGGTCCGGTGTCAAACCACACGGCCCCGCTGCCGTGATGCTTCACTCCCTCGCCATGCTCGCCGGGGTTGGTCAGATGCTTTGTATGCGGGTGCCCATCGCGCCGATTTAGATGAGCAGCAATCTTGCGGCCGTCGGGGTTCATGCCCTTGCCGCTCGTCGTATTGTGCGCGACGTTGAACCATGAGCCGCCGTTGTTCTTTCGAGCGTGATGATCGCGCCATCCTTCATTTGCAAAGCCAGTCCACCCGATGCCGGGAACGTTAGCGCCGCAGCCATCGGCTTTCGCCGCCTTGAGCGTGATCGGCATGAGCGCCGGCACGTCTCCCCACAGATAGAACGAGCCGAAATTCCAACGCGCACGGCCGACCCATTTCTGCGCCCCGCGCACGTTCTCAACGATCAGCGGGACATGCCGGCCCGCCGCCTCGCACGCCTCGCGCTGGATGCGGAAACACGTCTCGAATAGTTCATTGTCGGGCGGCGGCAGCGCCCTCGCGCGCGTCCACGGCATGGCGCGGTAGCTGTAGGCCTGGCAGGGTGGCGAGGCGACGATCAGCGCAGCGTCCTTGAATTGCGAGCCGTGCAGCGTGCGCACGTCCTGAACGACCAGTTGCGCCGGGTAGCGGTGCTCGCCGTATTCATGGCGCTCAATGTCGAAGCCGATCACTTCATAGCCCTCGGCCATCAGGCCCTCGGTCCAGCCGCCGAGGCCGCAAAAGAGATCGATCGCCAGCGGACCGCTCACGGCGCGGCATGGGCGGCGCGGCGCTTTTTCTCGTTGAGGAGGGCGGCCGCGCGCTTGAATTGCGACATGCGCATTTCGGCGATCGATGGCGCGCCGATCGTCTCGAGGAAGACGGCCAGGTTGCTCTCAGTGTCGCGGATGAGCGTCTCGATATAGACGACGTCATCGGGCTCGATAACCGGGTCCTCGGGGCCGCCGCCAGCGCCGTCGTCATCGCGGCCCGCGCCTATGCCGAGCGCTTCCTTGAGCGTGTAGCGCTGCAGATAAGTGACCGTCGAGGCGATCGCCTGATTGGGGTTTTTCCTGCCGCTCTTGTCCGCCTCGCCCTCGAGGGAGTTTTCCTCACTATAGCCGTCGCGGTGCGACAAGATGCACGTGACTTTGATCTTGGCGCCGTCCTGCGCTGACTTGTGGCGATAGCTCAGTCCGTATTTGGACAATACGGGGTCGACCACGACGCCGATGTCCGCAAGCTCCTCGTATTTGTATTGCGTGCGGCCTTGCTGGTCGCTGTGCTCAAAGTCGACTTGGCGGGTTTTGATGATCGGCCCAAACTCGCCCTTGGCGTCGGCGAGCGCGGCGTAAAAGGCTCGGCGGGCGTCGGCTAGGCTCACGCGCTCGCGCAAGCCCATGAGGCGCTCGAATTTCTCAATGTCGACGTCGGGATCGCGCGCCGCGTTGGCGATCATGAGGAGGATCGGATCGGAAGGCTGCGCCCCGGCGGGAGCAAGGGCTTGCGGTGCTCGCTCTCCCGCCGGGACTAGCTCGGCCGATGCGGGGGGGGCCTCGGCCGGGCGTTCGCTGGCCTTGTCGATCGGTGGATTAGGTGGATTGGAGCGCCGCATGCGCCCGATGTTGGTGCGGGGCGCTCAACAAGTCAAGCGTTGTGGATAGTGCTCCACAGGGAACGAAAAGCCCCGTTTATGACTCCGAAATATCGACAGCGCGGCGCTTGTAAAATGCGTTTCGTTCGCGACTCATGCGTTGCTCTTCACGCAACGAGGGAATGGGTTTTACGAACAATTCATCGGGCCGGATTTCGAGCGCCTCGCAAAGGCGCAAAAACATGGTCGTGTTCCAGTCGAAAGAACCCGTTTCGTAACGGGAGATTAGGCTTTTCGACGTCTCGGCCTTATCCGCGAGTTGCTGTTGCGTCAAAAAACGGAATTGCCGCCACTCCTTGAGGAAGTGTCTCGGGTGTCGTTTTCGTTTTGACAAGGTTGACATGTGCTCAACCTAGCACGCGTGGCCAGTTAGTTGTCAACAGGCCATCTGTGCGGCCCTTGACTTGACTTGCGCCCGGCTCAACTCTTGGGGGCTTTCGCTCAACAGGCCCCGCATGCGCTCCATCAACAAAACAAACCGGGTCCC